TTGATAAAACTAAAACTGGTTCAGTTGGTTGTGCTTCTTCGTTCTTCTTCGTTTATAGCCATATCTAGAGCTAACCAATAGCCAGCTCCATCAATACGATTATCTTGTTTAGACTTATAAGACTCTCTAGCAAGTTTAACGCCGTCCATACAAAGTGCGACTTGTCTGTAGGTCACTTCGTATCCTAGTATCGCTGACCATATCTTTGCAATACGAGTGAAGTTATCTAAGGGGTGGTCGTACGCATTATTTCTATCTCCAGTAACTAATCTAGTTGCCTCATCTAGTATGTTTTTAGGACTACCCTGTTCCATATTGTTTTGGTCGTTCATAGTTACTACGAGTTCTCCTTGTCTGTGTCCGTAATCTGCTTAATAATCTCGTTAGTTTTGCTTTCGTTTAATCCTTCATTTGGTAATTCTCGAAGGGTTTGAGCCCTGTCTCCGAAGATAGCAGATAGTACTCCACCAGCTCCTTGACGCTCTACAGTCATACGAATAAACTCTCGTGAGTCGTCCAAATCTTTAATAGTTTTTAACATTTTAAAGAATCTGTCCATCTCTTGTCCGACGTTTGGGTCGGGGTATCCGCCGTTCAAATCTTCGCTAAACTTAGCGAAAGCCACTCTTTGGCCCTGCATTTCAAGTAAAGCGTTGATTAAAGACTTCAACTGTTCTTTAGTTTTAACCTCTACTGGTAGGTTAAAAGCACAGGTGTTTTGTGGTTTAAAAGCAGGACAGTTAGCGGCAACAAAGCAGGTGTCGCATACTCGCAAACTAGTGCTATTGGAACGTAGTGTGGTGACATCTTTAATAACCATATTGCCATCATCATCAGGCTCAAGTACCCTCTGAACCTCTACTCCAAGCACGGGTAAAACACCCATTTCCTCGGGTTTACGTTGTTCAAGTTTCCGCATACCAACCCCCCTTGGAGTAACTTCGGCAGGGGGTGTTTCCGCATTTTGTTGTGGTACTAGTTCATCACTCATAGTTACTACGTTCTCTCCTAATCGACGATGCCAATCCTCGTATTGTTGGTAAGACCAAACAGCGAGCTTTGATATTTCTACTGCGTCGTCTGCTAGTATCTTATCGAAATCTAGGCCAGCTCGCTCGTATATGGACTTGTATCTAGGCCGTGACTGCTCTTTCATACGTTTAGGATAACGAAGCAGTTTTGTTCCATCCCAAACAATCGTTTCGCCACGCATCATGGGGGATAGCCAAGAAAGGGTGCTAGCGGTCTCTACAGGGACTTGTCGCAGGTTATCTGGCTTGGCGCTAGCCAAAGCATGGAAAGTGGTTCCATGTATCTGATTAAGGCGTCTGGTCTTTGCAGACAAACTAGTTTCATTTTCAATTAAATTTCCAGGCAGGGCTACGTTTAAATATCGAACTGCAAGGCTTTCTAAGTCTTCTCCGTGCCATACAGGCCAGAACTTTTCCTCTGGAACATCTGACCAACTGGTAACCCGCTGTTCATCTATGAATAACTGGGTGAGCTGTGGGTGGTCTACCTCAGTAAACCCCTCAAGCCTGTCTAAGTTCTCAGCTACAAACGCTTCGTAATCAGCTGCAAAGTCAGCTAGCTCAGATTGAGTAAACTCTCGTTTAAATGGTATTCCAGCATTTAAAAAAAGCCTGACGTTGTCAGGAAAATAATTTTTTAGCTCGTATTTTATGGTTTTAGGCATACCTCGTCTTTGAAGACCCCAGAAACTAACTCCCATGCAGCTAGCTCCAGCTGCAGTTAGGATAGTTCTATTACTAGGAACCTCAGCACCTAAATAAACTATATTCATATACGTGGGTCCTCGGCAATAAGCTGAACTTGTCTATCTAGCTCGCCTTGGATTTCTTCCCAACTACGTCGTCCTTCACGTCCATCTGGCCTAAATTTGTGACTTAGATACTTAGGATGTAAAAACAGGAACACTCTTATCCCGTTTTCTATACACAATTTAGCCAACTCTAAGTCAGCGGTAATCACTAAAAATATAGGGCCCTGTGCTTGAAGTTTTTGAACTTTGGCAAAATCTTTTTTTTCTGGCTCTACGCTTTCTAAACCAGTATTATCAATAAAACCATCTAAATCTGTAAACCTGTGCTCTTTGCACCATCTTGATGCTTCTTTTTCATCATCTACACCCAGTACAACTTTAGTTCCGTTGTTTAAGGCTCTGTAAACAGAAATACCTTCAAAGATTGGTACTTTTGTATCGGTTCGTAAAACACCGTCGATAAAAAATATAATTGACACCGTTTATGCTCCGAATTCTTTTTTGTTTAACTGCGGTTAATACGTTGTGAAGCTGCCCTACGAATAAGAACGCTAGCATCTGCTAACTCTGAGCCGTATGTCTTTTCAGAAAAAGTTTTAAAATCCGATTCTTTTAATTCTTTTAGCTTCTGTAAGCCTTGAACAATACCAGACCGTTTACCAGACTGCCAACGGTAATTAAACCAATCACCGTAGCCTTTTCCAGATTCACTAAACGCATGTTTTCTTCCAGAATGTATATCTTCGTAAAGACCAACAGCTTGAGTCAACGCGTTATCTCTTTCTCTTGAGGCGTTTACTCTAGCAGACTCGTTGGAAGATTGTTCTAATTTAGACATGGCAGAACCGTATCGTTTTAAGATTTCAATTGCCATGTCTTTGTCTCGTTGCGTTTTTTGTTCCCATGAAGGGTCTATTACAAGTTCCTCTGTATTTGGAGTAACAACCCACGCATCATCGGTTAACGAATACGCAGCGTATGGCTTTAAATCTAAAATATTTGGTTTAATGTTTACGTAAAAAGTTAGTTCAAACACTCCCATGAAGTTTGCGGTTTCTGGATAAATTTCTTCCCTAAAACCTTCATTGAACATTTGGGAAATCTCTTTATTGCTAAATCTAACGTAGTCTTCATTAGACTGACGGAATCCTATGAAGTCCACTCCAACAAGGCAGTCTAGGTCTGCGGGCTCTCTGTGGGCGGCCCATTGGTATGAAACACCAGACCCTGCCAACCAGACGTGCATCCATGACTCAGAGCCCGTAAAACGGGAGTTCACATGGTTAAATAGTATTTGAAGGATAGAATTTCTAACCTTAGGGATTACTTTCCCATTTCTAAACAATCTAGGGTCTAATCCCGCAGAAGGCCTGCTAAAAAACGAGGTCTCCGCAGGTTCTAGCATGTTTAATCGTCCTCGTCTTCGTCTGGGTCATCAAGATGATAACGTTTAGCTCTTGGTTTAAAGTTTATATTATATTTAGTTGTTTCTTCTGGTCTATCTTTATTTATTCCAGAAACAAATCCGCAATCGGTGTGGGCTTCAACAAATCTTGAAGATAACAACCATAACGCAGTTTCATTTTCATTTTGTTCCATTTGCAATGATGCACCACAAGTGCAAATCATTTCTACGAACATGGCGAACCCCCTGTCGTTACAGTTTACAAGATTTTAGATTTGGCGTCTATCCAAAGCATCTCGCACTGAGGCCCCTACGCGCTGGCTATCCTCACCCCCAGTTTGCTTCAAATGCTGGGAAACAGCCCATGCCAACTCCTGAGTGCGTATCGCATCCCCAATCTCTTGACAGCCTTGCTTAATGTCTGTAACTACAGCCTGACGGTCTACGGCCAAGGGGGTAGCTAAATCAGTCACAGCTTTCCATACTCCGCTATCTAGTTTGATTAATAAGAACGCAGTGACTCCAGAACGTTGAACCATATCTGTACTATCAGTTGTAGGAGTTTCTACTTTTTGGTCTTCTGTCACTTGTATAGTCCCTTCGATTCGTGGTGCTTAGTCATATTAAACGATTTAACTGGACAAAAATCACACAGATATATCTTAGGACCTGTTGGAGTAGAAGACAACCCAGCATCTGCTCTGTCTTTGGCAGTTCCTGGTTTTAATACTTTCTTCTCTGACTTGTAATCAGGACATTGACCTTTGGGCCTGTTGTGTTGTCCATAACAAGACATGGCATCTTCTGCAAATTGCATTTTAGTTGCGTAAAACTGGGTACCAAAAGCATCTAATCCAGACGAACCGCCACCTTGTATTTGTTCGATAACTTGTGGTCTCATTTTCTCGGACATCCAAATGACGGCTGGTACGTTGTATAAAACACCTATATGGTCTGCACCATGGCGCTCTACTGTTATCTCTAAAAGTACGTTACTTGGGTCTTGGTCTGCTGAAGGAAGTTCATCAATCGTTTTACAGGTACGACAAACTAATAGTCTAAAATGGGGTTCTTGTTCAGCTCCACCGTCATTTAAAGTAGACAGGTCTAAAACCATTTGATGCTCCTAATCGTAGAACGTGTAGCCTATCAGATAAGGCTAGTTATTTCGTATTCTTTTTAGGTTTCTTTAAAACTGAGTAATATCCACCAGCGTGGATTCTTAAATCGTTTGGATTAGTCTCACCAAGTTTATTTAGTTTAGCTGAAGTTGCCTCTTTGTCGTCTCCGACTGTATGTTTATAGACGTCTCGACCTTCAAATTCTGGTCTGTTTGGAATATTTTGTAGTTTTTTAGGCGCGGGCACGTTTTGTACCCACGTCAGAACGGTCTCCACTTACTGCGGTTTTTGGTCGGTCTTTGTAGGTTGCACCAGCTTTATCTCCAGAAGTTGTGCAAGAAGGGCATGTTACATCTCCCTTTGAAGACTCCATGGAAACAGAACTACCGCAACCTGGGGTTTGGCAAGCTATTCGGGTTACACGTCGACTATCAATTACGCCCTTTTGAAGAGCTAAACCTACTGACCTACGATGGGTTTCTTTTTCAGGTCCAGTGCTTCTTTCAAAACGATTTTGTGCTTGTTGCAACGCACTATGCTCTTTGTCAGTCAAGTTTGGTAGCGGACCTTTGTCATC